AAAAAAATGGATGCAGTATCAAGCAAGTCAAGTTGGAGGAGTTTTAGGAAGTGGTAAACCTTTACAAGCAAAATGGACTGCCTATGATAAAGATAAAAATAAACTTGTACCAGGAACCCCAGAGATGAGAGAATTTAGGAAAGATAAATATAAATTTTATAATCCAGATGTAAAAGAAACATATTATGATAAAGAAGAAAATTTGATTAAAGCAGGTGTAGATCCTAAATTAGTAAAAGAGAAAGAAAAGAAAACAGTAAAAAAAAAAATGACTAAAAAAACTAAAACACCTTTAACAAAACAAAAAGTTTTAATGGCAAGACAAGTAGGAAGTAGACAAACAATTAAAAAAACTTTAATGGGATAATATGGTAAATTGGGAGGATAAATGGTTTCTAAGGCAGCTAAAAGATTAGCAGGACTATCTGGAATAGTAAGAAAAGTAAGTCCAGAGGTTAATAAAGATAAAAAAAAAATAGCAGTAGTTACAAATGCAATAACTACAAAGAATATAAAAAGAAAGAAACAACACAGAGAAAAAAGAGTTTTGATGAGTACAAAAAAAGATACTTCTCAGACTTATAAAAAAACATTAATGGGAAAAACATAATGGCAGTAAGTAAATTTGTAGCAGACAAACTAAAACAGTTTGAAAGTTTAAAAAACCTTCGTTATTCTTGGGAAGGGCATTGGCAAGAAATTGCTGATTATGTTCTACCTAGAAAAGCAACTGTTACTAAGACAAGAGCTAAAGGAGATAAACGAACAGAATTAATTTATGATGCTACTGCAATCCACGCATTAGAATTATTGGCTGCCTCTCTTCATGGTATGCTCACTAATCCTTCTACATCTTGGTTTGATTTAAAATATAGACAAAATGAAATTAATGAGGATGTGGGTGCGAAAGCATGGTTAGATACTGCTGTAGAAAGAATGTATCAAGCATTTTCTCGTAGTAATTTTCAACAAGAAATACATGAATTATATATGGACCTTACTGCTTTTGGAACTGCCTGTTTATTCCTAGAAGATGATGAAGGGGAGTTACGTTTCTCTTCAAGACATGTTGCAGAAATATTTATATCTGAAAATCATCAAGGCAAAATCGATATGGTTTGCAGAAAATTTAATATGTCTGCAAGTGCAGCAGCTAAACAATGGGGAGTACAAGCAGGAACTAGAATTATAAACGAATCAAAAAATGATCCATATAAAGATGTTACAATTTTACACTCTGTCTATCCTAGAGATCAGTATGATATAAAGAAAAAAGATAAATTAAATAAACCATTTGGTTCTTGTTACATTGATTTAGACGGACAGCATTTAATTGCTGAAGGTGGTTTTGATGAATTTCCATTTATGGTTCCTAGATTTTTAAAATCATCTAATGAAGTATATGGAAGAAGCCCATCAATGACTGCGTTGCCTGACATTAAAATGTTAAATGAAATGTCAAAGACAACAATCAAGGCAGCACAAAAACAAGTTGATCCACCATTGTTAGTTCCAGATGATGGATTTGTTTTACCTGTAAGAACTGTGCCAGGTGGTTTAAATTATTATCGTGCAGGAACAAGAGATAGAATCGAACCATTAAATATTGGTGCTAATAATCCAATAGGATTAAATATGGAAGAACAAAAAAGAAGGGCAATTAGAGAAGCATTTTTTATTGACCAATTACTTTTAGGACAAGGCCCACAAATGACAGCAACAGAAGTTGTACAAAGAAACGAAGAGAAGATGAGATTACTAGGACCTGTTCTTGGAAGATTAACAAGTGAATTATTAAGACCTTTAATTAATAGAGCTTTTAGAATTTTATTAAGAAACGAACAATTACCACCTATGCCAGAATATTTAGAAGGTGTTGATATAGAAATAGAATATGTATCACCACTTGCTAAAGCACAAAGAACTTCTGACTTATCTGGAATATTAAGAGCATTAGAAATTGCTATTCCATTACAACAACAAGCTCCAGTCTTTGATTATATAAATTCAGATAAATTAATTAAATATATATTTGATATATTAGGTGTGCCTGGTACGTTATTAAATGATGATGTTAGCGTTTCACAAAAAAGAGAACAAGATGCTATGGTACAACAACAACAATTACAACAACAACAATTAGCACAAGCAGCAGAGGCAGCAGGGAAAGCAGCTCCTGCAGTAAAAGAAGTTGCAAACATGATGACTACAGAAGCAACGTAAATGGATTTAGATAAAATAAAACAAATAAGAAAAGAATATAAAGTTGTCTTTGGTTCTGAAGAAGGAAAAAGAGTTTTAAAAGATTTAAAGTTTCGTTGTCATTATTATATACCTACGCATGTAAGAAATGACTCACACGAAAGTGCCTTTCTTGAAGGGCAACGATCTGTTTTATTAACCATTTTAAGTTTTATAAAGGAGGAAAATAAACAAGATGGCTGAAGAACAAACACAGGTAGCGACAGAAGATACATCGTCTGATGTTACTCAAACAGAAGAAAAACCGTTAGATGCACAAGTGGATTGGAAAGAGAGTCTTCCAGAAGATTTGAAAAACGATCCATCATTACTAACTGTTAAAGATGTTCCAGGTTTGGCAAAATCTTATATTCATGCACAAAAAATGATAGGTGCAGATAAGATTGCACTTCCTGGAAAAAATGCTTCGGAAGAAGAATGGGATGCTGTATATAATAAATTAGGCAAACCAGAAGAAGCAAAAACTTATGAGGAAGATTTTGGTGATTTACCTATTCCAGAAGAGAATGTAAAGAACTTTAAAGATGCTGCTCATAAGTTAGGTCTTAACCAAACACAATTTAAAGGATTAACTTCTTGGTATAAAGACTTAATCAAAACACAAGTAGAAGATATAAATGTGGATGCTGATACTAAAAGAGCAGAATCAGAAGCTGCATTGCGAAAAGAGTTTGGAAAAACTTATGATGCAAAATTAAAATCTTCTCAAAGAGTATTCCAAACTTATGGTGATACTAAATTTTTAGATGTAGAATTAAAAGATGGAACTAAATTAGGCGATCATCCTACATTTATAAAGTTGATGTCTAATATTGCAGACACTATATCTGAAGATAAGATTGCTACTGGAGAAAAAGGAAGTGAGTTTTTCACTCCTGCAGAAGCTAAAAGAAAGATTACAGAATTAACTGCACCTGGTACAGCATATTGGAATCGTAAAGATGCTGAACATGAAAATGCAGTTAAAGAAGTAGCTGATATGCAAGAGATGGTTCATCCAGAAGAATAAAAAGTTTTTTTTGTTTTAGTATTTTTAAAACAAAGTCAGGGTAAATGGGAACATTCCTGTTGTTAGTCAATGACTCGTATGGGGTAATCGTTACTTCCCAAGAGAGTGTCCAATTATGGACAGCACTTCTCGCTGTTTATTTTTATTAACAATTTGGATAAGGAGATCTAAATGAGTTCTCAAATTACTACAGCTTTCGTTCAACAATATAGTAGTAACGTGCAATTACTTTCTCAACAAAAAGGAAGTTTGCTCAGAAACGCTGTACGTGTTGAAAGTCAAGTAGGAAAGAACGCATTTTACGATCAAGTTGGTTCTGCGACTGCACAAAAGAGATTGAGCAGACATGCAGACACACCACAAATCGACACTCCACATGCCAGAAGAAGAGTATCGCTTGTTGATTATGAGTATGCTGACTTAATTGACGACCAAGACAAAGTCAGAACATTAATTGATCCAACAAGTCCTTACTCACAAGCCACAGCATTTGCAATGGGAAGAGCTATAGATGATGAAATCATCTCTGCTGCTTTCGGAACTGCATATACTGGTGAAACAGGTTCTACTTCAACAACTTTCCCTTCAGGACAAGTTGTTTCAGTCGGATCGCCTGTAGCAGGTTTATCAATCGCTAAACTTGTAGAAGCAAAGCAATTACTTGACGAAGCTAATGTAGACACAACATTACCTCGTTATGTTGCAGTTGCTCCTGAACAGCTTGCAGATTTGTTAAATATAACAACTGTAACTTCATCAGATTACAATACTGTTAAAGCATTAGTGCAAGGTGAAATTGATACATTTTTAGGTTTTAAATTTATTGTATCAACTCGTCTTTCCAGTGAATCTGGAACTAACCGTAGAGTTATTGCTTGGGCTGAAGACGGCTTATTACTTTCAATAGGCAAAGATATTACAGCAAAAATAGATGAAAGAGCTGACAAAGGTTATGCTACACAAGTCTATTATGCTATGAGTATCGGTGCTACGAGAATGGAAGAAGAAAAAGTCGTTGAAATTAAATGTAGGGAAGACTAATGGAGGAAACTAAATAATATGGCAGCCGTTTATGGTGCAAATATTACAAATTTAGACGCAACTCCAAGAGTACCTGCATCTTCTGAGCAAGTACACGGAGTATTAAGAGTGTGGTATGATACCTACGAAGCAAGTTCTGTGTCATCAGGTGATACAATCACTATGGCCAGAATGCCTGCTTATTCCACAGTACACGATGTTGTTTTAAAGTGCGATGCACTTGCTGGTTCTTCAACTTTAATAGTTGGAGATTCAGATGATCCTAACAGATTTATAGAAGCTTCTGGTACATGGAATGCAGCCGGTCAAACACAATCAATGTTAGGTGGAACCTCTGCTGGTGCCCCTACTATTTCTATGAATGGTTTGGCATATCGTTACACAAGTGAAACTGATATAATCATCACTACTGGTGGTGCTACTATCAATAATACGCTTCACATGTGGGTATATTATACAACTGATTAATGCGTTTGTAATTAAACACAACCCTGAATAAGATTCTGAGTCTGCCAGTACTCGTAAACAGAAACTGGCAAAATTTTTTTATATTATTAATAGGAGAAAAAAATAATCAATGGCAAGTAAAGTTGATATATGTAATTCTGCAATGAACATGTTAGGAGTATTGTAGCATTAACAGAGGATAGTAAAAATGCTCGTTTATTAAATCAAAGATTTGATTTTGTAAGAGATGCTGTGTTTAGAGGACATCCTTGGAATTGTTTAATTAACAGACAACAATTAAATCAATCTTCAACAACCCCTACTTATCAGTTTAGTTATGCTTATCCTTTACCTACTGATCCGTATTGTTTAAGAATTTTAGATTTTCATACAGGTTCTTATTCTTCCAATGAAGTGGATATGGATTGGAAAGTAGAAGGAAGAGAAATTTTAACAGACCAAGCAACAGTATATATTAAATATATTGGGAGAGTTACTGATCCAAATGAATATGATACATTGTTAATTGAAACAGTTGCTGCAAGATTAGCTTCAGATACAGGTTATGCTATCACAGGTTCCACTACATTAACAAATGCTATGTGGCAATTATACGAAGCAAAGATTGTAGAAGCAAGACATGCTGATGCGTCAGAAGGAAAACCAGATGAAATAATAGCTAATACATGGCTTAATGCGAGGGCTTAATAATGGCTAGAACAACATTAGCATATTCAAATTTTACTGGTGGTGAAATATCCCCCAGACTAGAAGGAAGAACTGATTTAGCAGTTTATAGTAATTCTGCAAAACAATTAAATAACTTTCTTATACATCCACATGGTGGTGTGTCAAGAAGGCCAGGAACAGAATTTATTTCAAGAGTTCACGATCAATCTAAATATACAAGATTAATACCTTTCGAATTTTCTACAGTACAAACTTATGTTTTAGAATTTGCGACAGGTAAAATAAGATTTTATAAAAACCAAGCACCAATATATGAAGCAACAAAAACTATATCAGCAGCTACAGGAGCAAACCCATGTGTAGTTACTGCAACTTCACATGGATATTCTGATGGTGATTTTATTCTTATACAAGCAGTTGTAGGGATGACAGAATTAAATGGAAGAAGATATAAGGTAGCAAACAAAACAACTAATACTTTTGAATTACAAGATGAAGATGGAACTAATATTAA